ACTTTACCATCGTCTCTTTAGGATGAACAAAAGTGTTAACTGCGTTTGCTTGTTCTGCCTGTGCCACAACGTCATTGTGGTCTTCTTCTCCAGTATTTTTGTTATTTTTGTTGTTTTTCGTAGTCAAATCCATGGCACTACTAACATTGTCAGACCTATTACGTATCTCTGCAAGGTTCATTTTAGCAGAGGGGGTTCTAGCGTTATCCCCATCGCCCACTAGATTGCTAGTGGTCAGATCCTCAGAAACTGTCTGAGTAACAGGATGACTGATCTGCTGGAGGTTATTAGGAACCGTAGAGCGCCCTAACTCCCCCTGAAACGAGTCAGTTGTGAATGCACTATCAAACCAGTGTATCCACTCATCATATGAAAACCCGCACCGTGGATGTAATAAGGTTTTAATCTCATCTTCATCAGAAATGACCCTCAATAACTTACTCTTAAAATCATCAAACTCTGCTTTCCCATGTAATGTTATTTCTTGCAGGGCAGATAAAACTGTTTGAGCTATTTGTTCTTCTTCTGAGATATTCCCTTTAGGTAGATACATACATAAACTCTTAAAAATACTAGATTTTGCCAGCGGCCCTCTATATTTCCCGTCAAGAAACACAAATTTCCGTTTTAGAAAATCAGCTTCACTAATATTTATAAAAGGTACAGAAACAGCCTCTTTATCTGCCATTGTATAAGGAATATCTATGCGAGCCAGTTCACGTTGCAAAACACTATGATTAAACGTAGACTCAGCACAACCAAAAATATTGTCATCTCCTAGGGTCATAAGGTGCACTCTTTCGCGAAAACGGGATAAATCATGACCGGATGTGTAGTAAGCATATCTAACATACAAGCTATTCACAATAGAATTAATAATGACAGTTAGTGGATGTCCTGACGAATTTCCACCAAAAAACTGAAACACATCACCATTCATGTTGACGATAGGATAAGCTAAATCGTTCATAATACCTCTTCTGATACGTACGTTTGACTCATCATCATCTTGATTAATGATAGTGTTCAAAATTTCAAAAGCAGCCATAATAAATGGAGCAGGCATATTTTTATCAAAAGCAGCATAATCCCCAGCTACAATTCTGTCTTCACCAAACTTTGTTAAATAATAATATAAATCTTGCCAGATATCAGCATAACAATTCATGCCTACTGCACACTCGGTTAAGAAATTGTTTTCACTAAAAAATTTACACAACTTAATATACTGCTGCCTAACAACAATTGAAAAACCAACATCACATGCTGTAAATACTCGAGTCTTTCCTTGTTTGACTTTCTTCATTTTTAAAGGTTCATCTTTTAGGGTGCCTTGAAAGACCACACAAGCTCTCTCACCTTTCTCGTAGCTGCCTTTAATCTGATCAATTCGTTCTTGAAGCTCTATTGAAGGATAATATACACCCTCAAACGAGCCGAAATAACTACGTTTAGGACCTGGAAACAGAAAACCACCAGAAGTGGACATAGGCAAGGAATCTATATAATCCACACCAGCTAAACCATTAATGGCAATTTCCAAGGATACAGGAGTAAAATCAAGATCTTTAGACACTACGAGTATATCTTTCAAGTAAGCACTTTTACACATATCAATAATAGATGTTAACATATTCACAGGAAAAGACGATTGTTGTCCTACGGCTATTGTAAAAGGATTTAACCATTCACCATCCACACACAAGGGTTTCATCACAGGAGCTGCAAAGTCATTTACTATTCCAAAATGCTGACACACACGATTCGATATGCGCGTTTCACGAACTTTCGATGTAGGAGAAATTCGCCCTGGATAAGAACCAAGTATAATACATCTACTTCCTGATGGAATCCAATGATGTGGACCCTTATGTGATGGCTGCTGCAAGGGTCCAGAAGACTTAGACCCATGTGCTAGCACCTCTTGGTCACCTTCACCTATTTGAACACCACGTACTCTCACTGACCTAAAAAGATCTTGCGACAGTGGTGCATAATAAACGTTGGGACTAGAAGTACTTCCAGCAACATGCATTCCTGCTATAAAATAACCATTACACGTTTCAAACAAGCATAAAGATCCGCATTCACCAAAACTAGAAAACATTCCAGGACGCTGTGCATCATAAACCTTAGATGTGTAAGAAATACCAGTTTGCTTACAAGGGTATGTCATCTCTGTCAACCCAAATGAAACAATATCATAAATATTGGGTGAACGCAAGCCTACACGCTCAAACCCCCTTCTGAATTCTGCTTCATCTACACTCTTAGGTAAATACCGCCATAATTCACGTCTAGGTAAGAAACTAGGATGTATTAACACCACCAAATCATATCCATCAATCGGTATGACATTGTGCTTTTCAAGAATGAACCCATTGGAAGGATTAGCATTTCCTTCTACATCCGAATACTCCGCCCTACATTGATATTGATCTGCAGATGGGAAAATATGTTTCACCGTAAGATATATTCCACTACGCAAACAAATCACATATGCAGCATTAGGTTTTGCATTCTCAAGTTTTGGTTGGACATGCAATTTGAAAGTTGAGCGAGAAATGCTTCTTATAACCTCGTTCTGATTGCCTTTCTTTGATGTTTCAGGAACTTTGAATTCACTGTTCTTATCCACTTTAGCCCAAATATCGCCCTGAGCTGTTTGACTAGAATTGTGCATAAAATTCCGCATCATTTTAATCGACATCATAATCGTGGTCACAAGGACACCAGTAGCAAGAGCATTTGTTATCAATCTATCTACCATAGCAACTTTATGAGGGATACGCATAGAGTACCGAGTCATACGATTCTTAACGATACTCGATAGTATGACTTTGTGCCACCAACGAGGATAATACCAACTATATCCACAAAACCATAAATAAATGGCGACAAAAAACATGCCAATACGAGTACACAAAAACCATTCAAGCCAAGAATGCCAATATGGTAAAGGTGTCAAGGCACCGCATTCTCTATACACCAAGTCACGCATCCCTTGTGCTGTACACTTATCACAATCTTCACAAGGAAGCATGCTTAAGACACCATGTTCACAAAGACCATGTTTAATCGGCGTTTTCTCTAAAGCCATCTGTTTCTGGACGAAAACCTGCATTTCACGCATGATAAAGTTAGTGAATTCTACACTCGTAAATTCATCATTGCCAGAAGGAGATTTAACTAACTCATATTCACCCACAATACCACGCAATTTATACAGTTCAACCTTGAACATCCATATATCATAACGTGCAACACCACCAGTATCAATGCAACATCTCTCATTATTCCAAAATTCAGGAAGCACACGTGGTTCCACTACATAAGGAAAGCGCCGAAGTATAGCGGATGGGGTTTCAACCGCTACTGATGCATTTAAATGCTTGATATTGGTTGTACCCACTACTAACTTAGGCAGTAGCGGTATCGTACCTTTATCCTCCAATGAAGCTTGATTTGTGGCTATACCAATAGAATTAACCACAGTGATAATCTCACTAATAGAAGTAGTTTGACCATGAGATAGAACAAAAGCCCTTTCCTTTGCCAAATCATCTAGAACAATATACCAAGACTGAGCTCCTTTCATCTGAGACCAATACTCATCCTCTGCATTTCGTGTATAAACATTTCTCCTGGGATCCCACGTCAATGTTGGCTGTAAACCATCTGGATAATCTTCAAGTGGTTGATGCATTGCTGCGTGATAACAAGTACCAAGCATATTAACCATATGAGATTTTCCTATATTAGGTGGACCATGTAAAAGAATTGAAAATGGAGGTGAACGATAAGAGTCGATGTTGAAAGTTTTCAATAAACTTGATCGACGAGTCATTAAATCTCGTAACAACATAGTCAAAGCTGCAGGATCCTTGCCTTGCAACATTTGTCCTCTCGCAATCACTGAATCTAGATTGGCTAGTATCTCTGAATCACTATAAGATTCGGTTACAGGTAAAGAGTCCAACACTCTAATAATAGAAGCATAACTATCTAACCAATCTCGAATGGAGCGATCCTTATATAACAGAGGCTGTAGGGATCCATCAACAAAACACTCATAACCAACACGAGCAAAATCTCGCACGAATGTGACTGTGGTAAATGCAAGTTCTTCAAGACTATTAAAAGGTTTAGGCTTAACAACTCCAAAAACGGAATTTAAAGATTCTTCAGAAACTTTAAACCCTAAATAGTTGGCTGCAAAAGAAGTCAATAAAACATGAAGAACTCTCTGTCCATTCTTTAGTAAAACAGAAGAACGCAAATTTTCCCAATGTAGTAAAACATCATCAAGAATTCCTTGGGCACTAATTCCTTGTGCCTTGGGTTTAGGTTTCACATTTCTCCATTGTGGATGTCTTCCCGAAGCGATTTGGCCTATAACACTATCGAGCTCAGCTTCTTTTACAAGGTAGGCATGTATGGCAAACATTTCTTCAAAATCGTAATTATAAAGAAAATCTCGCATCATGACATACCACACTTCATAAATACTTTGAGCCCGTGCAATGTCTATAATAACAAACAGTAAACTCACAGTCCGTTTAATGAGACGAGCTTTTTCACTAGACTCTTCTCTTGTGGCATCATACTTGAATGGTACGAGCCAATTGCAATACTTAGAAAATTGACGATAAACGTCATCTTCGTCGGTTTTTTGACCACTAAAATAGTGGTAACTGCCCTGAGCTACTACATCATGCACTACATTTTCTAAGTATTTACATGATTCAAAATTGTAGCCCTCAGGTCTGGGCCGCAACCGTTTAACAAAATTGTAGTTCAAACAGAACATTGTACCATGTTTATGTACTGATACAAGTTCGTTCAAGACTTTCAAAAATTTAGTTCTATGAACTGCTTCAAAATTGCCAAAATTGTTTGAAACTAAATTAGTTTCTTCAAAATTCTCTGGGTGGTAAGGGCAGATAGTATCGAGAGTACTATCCAAATCGTTGGCAAAAAGTAAACAATCCATGGCGCTGTTATACGGTTCTACCCAAAATACTCTCACGGGCGACTCAATTGCGTCTTTTTGTGAGAGGGACTTCTTGCGTTTGTCCTGCGCAGAGGTATCCACCTCCTGGGGTCCAGGTTTTGAAGATCCTGTAACTTTGCTCCCTACACTTAGATATACCAGAGGTTACTAGAACCGTATACGCCTAGCTCCTCCTAAGATGATTCTAAAGAAGCAATGCTCTCACATTTGAGGAAGGGGCAGGTTGTTCCGAGCTAACAACCAAAATCAGTGTTAAAGGGAGGGGTGGCAATTATTTATAGAGGCTGCCTTACCTCTGTACTGGGAGAACTAGGAAAGCGGGACTTTAGTCTCCCAGAAATTAAAAGTGGTTATGGTAAGAGTTTTTGTGGCTAACACACAAAGGCGTCATACACAACTATTGTGCCCGCAAAAGGAGTGGGTCAAACTCCTGTGAATGTAATGTAACTATTGCGAAAAAAGCGTGATAAAGATTATCCATTCTACAAAAGACATTGAAGTCATATCAAACAATTCAATACAACTTGTATCTAAGGTAAAACTAATAATTAAAATTGTTTGAGGTAATTGTAGAAATAAATTGACAAGTAAACAGGGACCAAACTGTCTACAAACCAGTTGAACTGGTCGAGTGTGTGCAATAAAATTG